CTGACTTCAGATGAAATTGATATCATCATCAACCATTACAAACGCACTGATCTGAACATCGACACTATCACTGACGATTTCTTCTCTGGCGACATCGAAAACCACCCTGAACCGAGCGATCTCAAATCGCAACTTGCTATCGAAGCAGGTCTCAACGCTATGGCTGAAGCATTTGCTCCACCAATCAAAGCACAACCCGTCAACTTCTACGACGTGAGACACGGCTATCCTTATAAATGGCAGGTCAATGCAGAGATCCCCTTTTCAACTCACACTCACTTTTTGAAGCTTCGCAAAACATTCGAAGACTTCTACGACTCCGCTTCCAAAACCTGGAAACACTATGTCAATCCTTTAGACGCTTTACGACGTTACGGCCCTGACCCTAACCCGGACACCTTGAAACAAGTCACTCCACCGAAATTTGGCTTCATGAAATCGCTAGTCTTTGACTACGTCCATCAATGGTTACACGTCATTAAGTCTCGCTTTTCCGATCACCTCGGCATGCATAACTCTGGCTTTCTCCGTCAACGTTTTATCTTTCCTATGCAACTGCACATCAAAACTGCAGTCGTACCTTCCTCGGCTCCAAACAAGCTACGCTCCATATGGGGTGTAAGCAAAGCCTGGATCATCGCTGAGACCCAGATTTACTGGGAGTACATCGCTTGGATGAAACTCAACCGCGGCGCATCACCAATGCTCTGGGGATATGAGACATTCACCGGCGGCTGGCACCGACTCTACCGAGAGTTGTTCTCGCCTCAACCGTGCTCTTATGTTACAATCGACTGGTCACGCTTTGACAAACGAGCCTTTTTCTGGCTTATGCGAAAGATTCTTTTCCGCGTTCGACACTTCCTCAATTTTGAAGAAGGTTACGTTCCAACCCACAACTACCCAACGAGCCCTACGGCTCCCGATAAGCTCCAAGCTTTATGGGAATGGACATTAGAGAACCTCTTTGATGCACCAATCGTTTTACCTGATGGAAGAATGTATAAACGCCGTTTCGCTGGAATCCCTTCTGGCCTATTTATCACACAGCTACTCGACTCATGGTATAACTATACCATGTTAGCCTCTATTCTCTACTTCATGGGATACGATCCCAAGAGATGCATAATTAAAGTGCAGGGCGACGATTCGATCATTAAGCTGTATTTTCTCATCCCAACTGACGAACACGATCATTTTTTGCAGACTATGCAAGATGTGGCGACTCACCT